AAAACAATGTTTGATAATGTTTCAACATCAAACCCTGACCATCAGTTAGGTACGGACAATGCTACTGATATAGCTGCTGGAACTTTTGATGGTACTGGTAACTTAGACATAGGTTTTGCTTCTGGTGAACATGACCCATTAGACGTTATGGCTAGAATGGCAAGACTTTTGGATGAGCAAAACGTACCAGAAGAAAACAGATGGTTCGTTGCTGGTCCTGACTTCTACGAAGTTCTAGGTCAAGCTTCTTCTAAATTGTTATCTGTAGACTTCAACGCAGGTCAAGGTTCAATTAGAAATGGTTTAGTATCAAGTGGAAAATTAAGAGGATTTGATATGTATAAATCTAATAACATTGAAGCAACATCTAATGCTGCTGGTAAATGTATGGGTGGTCATATCTCATCTACTGCAACTGCTAATACAATCCTTTCAACAGAAGTCCTAAGAGACCCAACATCTTTTGGTGACATCGTGAGAGGTCTTCATGTCTATGGAGCTAAAGTTCTTAGACCTGAAGCAATAGTAACTGCTTTCTACGGTATTGACTAAAAATACTTACTAGGGGGAGGCTTCGGTCTCCTCCACTTTTTAAGGAGATAAATATGCATTGCGGAAGTAAAAAAAGAATGAAAAAAATGGGTGGCGGAAAAATAGACGGAAATAAAGCTGCTAGACGTGAGTACGGTAAAGGTGGTTACGGAAGACAAAAATTAAAAGATGGCGGAATGCCAAAATTAAAACCTTGCTAAGATGAAAGTCTCAGCACCTAAAGGTTATCACTGGATGAAGTCCGGTAAAACATACAAGTTAATGAAAGACCCTAAAGGAGGTTATAAACCTCATAAGGGTGCAAGTAAAACTGCAAATTTTGCAATACAAAAAGTACATAAAAAATAATGGCTACAACATATATCGATATAACAAATGAAGTGCTAAGAGAACTTAACGAGGTTCCACTTACTGTTTCTACTTTTACAAGTGCTACAGGTATTCAACAGTTTGTAAAAGATTCTATAAACAAAGCAATCTTTGACATAGCTAATGAAGAACCTCAATTACCTTTTTTTTCTGCAGGAGTTAGTGGAGCTACTGACCCTTTTTATGGTAACGTAACAGTACCTAGTGTTGCAGGACAAAGATGGTATTTATTAAAATCTGATAGTTCAAGTATTACTACAGACTATGCTTCTGTAGATTGGGATGATTTTTATGCAACCACCATTAACGTAGCAGGTGAAACAGCTCCTTACGTTTCTAAAGGATTAAAGTTTTTAAACTTAGCAGATTGGAAAAGATATTATAGAGATAGTGAAAACGAAGATGATGCTAATTCACAAAACTATGGAGAACCTAAATTTGTAATTAAATCTCCAGATTCAAGAAAGTTCGGTTTAAGTCCTATACCAGATAAAGTTTACAATATACATTTTTACGCATTTACCAAACCAACAGAACTTTCAGCTCATGGAGATACTATAGCATTACCAGACCAGTATGCTAACGTAATAACATCAAGAGCAAGATACTATGTGTGGCAGTTTAAAGAAAGTCCACAACAAGCAGCTTTTGCTTTAGAAGATTTTAAAAAGGCTATGAAACATATGAAATCTAATCTTATGAATCCTACGCCTAAATACATGACAGACGATAGAACTTATTTTTAAACTATGGCACGTTCACAACCTTACACCGTTGCATGTGACGGAGGCTTAGTAAAATCAGTAAACTCTATTGATTTACTTAAAAGCCCCGGAGTTGCAAAAACATTACAAAACTTTGAAGTAGCTACAGAAGGTGGCTACAGACGTATTAATGGTTATGCAAAGTATAAAGTTGGTAGTGTAACACCAACACAACCTACAGGTGGTATTACAGATATATTGGGAACTTTTCCTTATGCAGACGGTGTAATAGCTTGTGCAGGAACTAATATTTATTTTAGTAATGATGGAGCTACATGGTTACAGATAAATAAATTATCTCATAGTAATGGAGACAATTACACAACCTTTACAGGTAAAAGTGTTACTGCAAGAACTGGACAAGGACAGTGTTCTTTTGCTATGTTTGAAGGTGCTACTTTTGATTACGGTCAAGTTATTATAGCTGACGGTACTAATAAACCATTTAGCTTTAGAATGGAAGGTACTGGTAACTTAAATACTAGAACATTTTTTACTGAAGAAATTACTGTAGATGGAACAAACGGTGTAAAGTATGTAGCTATCCATGACCACCATTTAATAGCTGCAGGAGTACAAAATAATTTAAGTACAGTATATTATAGTGTGTATAATAATGCTTCAGACTTTACAGGCTCTGGTGCTGGTTCAGTAACTATATCAGACCAAATAGTAGGTATTAGAGGATTTAGGGAAGACTTGATAGTTTTTGCAGAAAATAGTATACATAAACTTATAAATATAAATGATAGTGCTAATATACGTATAGACCCTATCACTGAAAACGTAGGATGCTTAAGTGGTTATAGTATTCAAGAGATTGGTGGTGACTTAGTATTTTTAGCACCAGATGGAATAAGAACAGTAGCTGGTACAGCGAGGATTGGAGACGTAGAGTTAGGAACCGTCTCAAAAGCTATACAACCTTTGATAGTTAGTTTAGCTAGAAGCATTGATGACTTTACAATTAATAGTTTAGTTATTAGAGAAAAGTCACAATACAGATTATTTTATACAAATACTGGACAGCCTAATGTAGGGCAAAAAGGTATTATAGGAACCTTGAGACCAAATGGTTTTGAATGGTCAGAAACAAAAGGTTTAGAAGTAACTTCAGTAAATTCTAATTTTGATAAAGATGGTATTGAAGTTTATTATCATGGAGATACAAACGGTTATGTTTATACTCATGATAGTGGAGACGATTTTGATGGCTCTAATATAGATGCTATGTATCAAACTCCAGACTATGATTATGGAGATTTAGGAACTTTAAAAACTTTACACTATGTTAAAATGTCAATAGCTCCAGAAGGAGATATAACTCCAACATTAAGAGTTAGATATGATTACGATAGTACAAGTATTCCACAACCGCCAGATTATAATTTAACTATAGACGCACCTTCACTATTTGGTTCAGCTACATTTGGTTCTTCAATCTTTGGAGCTGGAGAACAGCCTTTAGTTAGGGTAGCACTTCAAGGTAGTGGACATAGTAATTCTTTTAGAATTTCAACAAACGATAAAAAGACACCATACATTATAAATGGTTTTTATATAGATTTTATACCATCAGGAAGGAGATAATAGATGGCAAGTTATACCAGACAAAGTACATTCTCAGATGGCGATTTAATAACCGCTGCATTATTTAATGATGAATACAATCAATTACTTGCAGCTTTTGATAATGCTACTGGACATAAACACGATGGTACTGTAGGTGAAGGACCAGTCATTAGCGTTCTTGGTGATGCTGGATTAGCTACACCACTTAACAAAATTTTAATAGATACAACTAACGACCACATAGAATTTTGGATAGATGTATCAGGAACTTCAACACAACAACTCTACATAGCTGATGGAGCTATTGTACCTGTTACAGATAATGATATAGATTTAGGTACAAACTCTTTACAGTTTAAAGACCTTTACATAAATGGTACTGCAAACATTGATAACCTTGCAGCTGATGTAGCTACAGTTACAACAGCAGATATTAATGGTGGTAATATAGATGGTACTATAATAGGTGCTACAACTGCAGCTGCTGGTACATTTACAACTATAGATGCTTCTGGTAATGTTGTTATCAGCGGTAACTTAACAGTCTCTGGAACTACTACAAGTGTTAACAGTAACGAAGTAAACATTGGTGACAACATCATTGTTTTAAATTCAGACGAAACTGGAACACCTTCACAGAATGCTGGTATAGAAATTGAAAGAGGAACAGCTACTAATGTATCGTTACTTTGGAACGAGAGTAATGACTATTGGACTTTCGGTGCAGATGATTTAAATTTTCCAGATAACTCTAAAGCCATATTTGGTACAGGCAATGACTTACAAATTTATAGTGATGGTGCAACAGGAATAATTCAACAGGTTGGTGCTGGTGTATTGCTTTTAAAAGGTCAGGATTTTTATATACAAAATGATGCTGGTGAAAACTTTTTAAGAGCTGAAACAGATGGTGCAGTTAGATTATATTATGATAATGCAGGTAAGTTAGACACAACCTCAACAGGCATAGACGTAACAGGAACAGTAACAAGTGATGGGTTAATTTTAGATGCTAATACTGGCTTAT